GCATCCATCTCACCTTCCACTACGGTTATGTACTGACCACCAGATGGGAACAGGTACTGACCAAACAGCCCAGCCTTCTTCCAGTCCCCTTCGATCTTAAACTTCTTATCCGGTGTACGTTTTTTAACCGCAGTTAATTCACCGTCAGGAGTGTGGTATCCGAAGTGTACGTCCTCACCACATAGTGTAGTGGAGTACTTCTCCATTGTACGTGCATCGAGACCCCTGTCCTGTAAGCTCCTGTGTGCCCCTCTAAGCTCCATTACAGGAACCCTCTGCTCAGGTACACGATAGTCGTTAATGTCTCTCACAGAGCCTCCTGTGCCGTCTGGTGACGGGGTAAACGTGGCACATGCGAAACAATAGCTTGAGCCATCCTCATTGTAGGACAACGCATCACTAGACCCACAATCATTACACTTCTGGTGCAACTCAGTGAAAGCCATCAGTGCACCTCCGTACTAGTACCGAAACGAGAAAGATAACGAGCCTCTAACTCAACATCGTTTAACGAATCAAACTCCATTGCAAAAAGATTAAAAAGAGTATTCATCGCCTCCATGTAATTAACACTGTACATGTGGTCATCAGTTAACTCTTCAACCATACGTTCCCTGTCTTCTGTTTTCATATCACCTCCCATAAGTAATATGTATTATTAATACTTAGTACTAATGCATAGTACTTACTGTATAGACTATATAGAAGATTGTACCACACCACGATTCTTTTTGGCACCACTCTTCTTGTGACTTTTGACACTTGATTTACAGCGCGTCTTATGATTTCTGACGTACCGGCGTGTATTTCTCCCCATAATAATCCTCTCTATCGTCGTTGATATGTTCCAAGAAAGTACGCAATTTACCAGAACGCTTGAGTTTCTGCAACGCACTGTACTCTATTGCACGTACCGTTGTCCTACTAACACCTAGCTCATCAGCGATTTCCTGATGTGTCATGTGATAGTCAAGGTAGTTACCTCGCTTCTTCAATATCCCTCTCCTCCTTGTACTTACCGATGTCGTCCTCGTAGTACTCATCTGCATAGTCCCACTTACATCGGTCACTGTCTTGATCCCAGTACTCTTGGTACTCATCGTGCCACACTTCCCAAGTCTCACGTCCCATAGAAACCTCCCCCAATACCCAGACACATCACTTTACATGCTCGACAATAACGTCTGTCGTCTCACGCTTATAACATAATAAACAATCCATACACTTCTGTCCAGTACAGTTAGCCTCACCGTCATACGACTCCGACACGTTGTTGAATACACGGTCGAACCCACGCGGTGGAGATTCCATCACGTTATCTATCTTCGGATTACTATAAACCAGAAGCATATTACTAGGTACTAGATGCAGATTCGGACGTACTAGATTCACACGCTTAGTCCACAACGCAAAGGTAGAGTGCTTGTTGTCCTCCGCTATCGCACATAAGTTACGGAAGTGTTGCTCATTTATAAGCTCACCGTGCCCATGAAACCGCACAAATGCACCGGAGGTACGCGGCAACACGAACTCAGCATCACTCGCAAGGATGTCACTATTCCTCTGGAAGGATGGTTGGCAGTTCTTCCTATAACTAGAAAGCATACTAACACTGTAACACTTGGTACAAATCTTGCTTGCATCAGTCTTGTTAGACTCCTGCACACAGAATGGATTCGTAACTGTGTTGGTGTTGATTGCTTGTATACCGTCCAGCTTACCCGTCATCTTACTAATACTAGGCATCGGGTGCATAGACCACCTCCTCTTTGACTACACGGCATTCTTCGCCGTCTGCTATATGCCGATCACAGAAGTACTTTGCATTACTAAGAGTAGAATTCCAAGACGACCCATCATCGTCTCTCTCCTCCCACTCCCACGTCTTGCGGTTAAACTTCTGCACAATAAACCAAGTATCCATAGCCATACATTACACCTCCACATCGTAGACCCTAGTGGTCTCTTCATCTTCACGACGCATTGCTTCTGCGCCATCCTCATTCCAATCAATAGGACAGTCTAGCTCACTCACAGCGTAGTCTATCGCCGCTTGCTCTGCCTCATGCTCATCTGATCCCTTCGCATACACACGTCTTGTAACAGTAACAGTCACATCGAATGCGTAGACTTGCACTAACTCCTTGTCCATCTTGTCAAGATGTAGCACTGCGTCCTTAAGCAGTATGTCTAGCTCCTCAAACAACTCACCCTTTGGATGATTGTAAATGTCGTACTCGATAAAGCTACGCATCTTACTTATCTGATCGCGCAACTCTTCGAGATCTTCCCTACTTGTAAATAAATCACTCATTCTGTACACCACTCCACTCGTTTAATAATATTATCACCATACTCATTTGCAGTATAGTCACTGATTACTTCCATCGGTTCACTGGTACTGCTGACGTTACCATACACAAACTGGAACCACGCAATGTATGACTCACGTTGATCGCTCCACACACCCACGTCATCGAAGTCACACTCACCCATGTGGTCGCGAATCGTAAAGTACTCACGAGACTTCTCAACGTCAGCATACTCACCGCCACCGTGCACACTGATGCTCTTGTCTGGGTCACGCAACACCGCGTCAATAAAGTAACTCGCTACTCTCACCTCTGTAAAATGCATATCATTCCTCCTCTATGCAACATTCAACACACATATAGGCACCAGTACGATTACCTATAAGTACCTCTCTCGTCCACGTATCCTCATTAGGAAATACATCCTGCACAAGCTTTGATCTGTTACCAGTATATTCACTCCACGAATGCGTGTCAACAAGGCAAGTGTCCGTATCACCACACAGCAGACACTTAGCCGTCACCCTTGTCTTGGCAAACAACTGAATTACTTCACTCATGATTATCCTCCCAACAACACACACAGATACACTCGCCGTCGTCCTCTTGGTACACCTCTTTCTCACTGTGGAACCACTCACCACATTCACCACACTCAAAGACCATAGACATCAGAACATCTCCTCCGCCATCTCTAGCATCATCTCAATCTCGTCGGGACTGTTCCATTCTTCGGGGTAATCTGACATATCTTGAACCATCGCGATATTAAACATCATGTCACGGTCGTATATCGGCGCAAGCGTACAGTGCTTAGGCTTCGCGGGCAATCCAGCTCGTTCGCGTAAACGTCCGGTGTCTGGCTTGAATGCGTTACAACCTAACTCTTTAAAGCGTTTTGCAGCTTGTCTATAAGACATGTCGTGACCTGTCCAACTTTCCATGTCATGCAACTCGTCATGATCCCACGGTTCACCACAATACCTACAATGAATGTCCATTGTCACTCCTCCTATGTATTAACACGACCATCAGGTTCGATGCATAACCACATACCACACCACTTAACCACAACGGCAGGGTCACACACCATCGGTTCAACACTACGCCTGAACGAACGGTACGACATACCTTGATTGTTCAGACTCCACTTACGCAACAAAGCCTGTTGCTGATTCTTAGTTAATGCGATCATGCATCACCTCTCGTTTATGTAATGAAGGTTATCTTCAGGACCATCGGAGTAGCGCTCACTCCACCCATTCTCCGCATCAATAATATCCAGAAGATCCATACGCAGATCAGCAAGCGTACCGAATATATCAGGGTATCCATCGAATGCTCGCGGATTTACAGTCAACACTGACGACATTGCATCAACAGCAACACGAACAGCATCCAGCTTTTTCTGTGCATTTTCCATCAGTCAAACCTCCCTACACGTTGATTGCCTACGCTGTCCTTGATGCCGAATATAGAATAAGGATACGCCCACATCGTCCACCCGTTGAAGTCAACACGGGCATACGGCTCAAGCGGCTCATCTTCCGGCGCGTGATACACACCATCATCATCGATGTCACCTTGCCAGTGGTCAGCGAAACCACCTCCACCATACGTCTCGTTCATCTCATCAGCAACGGTAGCGATGCCACCGCCCTGAAACCTTGCCGCTACAACGCCACGACCGAAGAACTCAGGGACAATCCCAAGCCACTCACGATCTGCTTGCTTATCAAAGTATTGAATCATCATGATATTAACTCCAGTTAATTTAGTTAACGTGTGACACCACACCTCACCACACTATGAACATTGTCTCACAAATAAGAATGATTGTCAAATGCGAACGGTTCTCATGTAGTAGGCAGGCGTAAAAAAACCGCCCGAAGGCGGCGAGTGTGGACATGGTGCGGGTCTTACAGCGCCTCTGCTACGATGGCTTTTATTTCGTCGTTTGTGTAGCCGTTCTCGTGGGCTTTTTGGACGAACTCCGAAAGCAAGTGCGAGAGTTTCGGCGCTTCGCTGGCCAGTGGCTCCGATGATGATTCCATCTCTGCGTCTGGCTCGCCTTGGTCAGTGTCCGGCGCGATCTCTTGCTCTTTCGGTGCTAGCTTCTCGTATAGCTCAGTGAGTCCGCCCGAATCCTTCGCGGTATCCTTGATCAATGCTTGGCCGTCTGCCGGTGAATTGATGCCGTGAAAATCGTTTAGCTTTTTATCGGTCGCTGTCCAGATCTTAGCGATGCGACGTGCGCGGCTGATCATTACCTTGACAGATGCCTCTGATTTACCGCCAGCGATTAACCCGCCCTCATAACCGCCGATGAACTCCGCGGTATCCTCTTTCGTTTTAACGTCAGCTAGTCCCTTGATCATTGCCGCGACTGGTTTCTTCTCTGCGTCTAGTTGTGCTTTTGCAACAATAGCGCCAGCGCCTTTGATATCTATGTTAGTCATGATATTAACTCCAGTTAATTCTTAATTGAGAATCATTCTCATTTGCCCTCACGGAATTGTGGTGACAGGGAAAGTATCTCAAATCCTGTGGAGAATGTCAAATTAACTCCAGTTAATCTAGACCTGTGGAGTACCATCATCGACTCACGCACCAGCACATCACAGACCCTGTGTCAACAACGCAATTACCGTGCCAATAGCAATATCCATGCCAAAAACTACCACGGGGGGCCGCATACTATACAGCGTTACGTAGTAGTAGCTACTCAGCCACAAAAAAGAGCTAAATTGGAAAGCGTTGTTACTAGTACTTTGCGTTATATATCAAAGATTTACTAGAACTTCTAGTTATAAAGGTAATCTGCACTGTAAAATCACAGAATCTGTGCTGTAAATACAATGTTTTTACCCTACAGGGGTTGACAAATGAGTAAAAGTATGCTATAATATATGTATATATAGAACTATAGCGGAAAGTACGATGCATTAAGACTAAGTACTAGTGCATATTACCCACAAGTATAGATAACAAACCAGAAAGCAAACTAGGTAGAGCCTATACAATATGGAAAACAAGAAGAATCCTGTCGGTAGACCTAAAAGAAGTTCTGTTTCTAGTAAGGCAAAGGGAAATAGGAAGTCTGTTGGACGCCCAAAGGGTGATGCAGCAATCATTAATGAGTATAAGGCAAGGATGTTAAACTCGCCTCGCTCTCGCGCCGTGATGGATGCAATATTTGATGCAGCACTAGACCCAGAAAACAAGAATCAGTCAGCAGCGTGGAAGTTAGTTATGGATAGAATCCTTCCTGTTGCTGCATTTGAAAAAGATATCGTTAAAGATGGTGGACGTAACGCCATTCAGATCAACATTAGTGGTGTTGGTGCTGTAGAGACTACTAATGTTGGCGAACCTACAATCATTGAAGGAGAAGTAGTAGATGAATCTTAAGCATTTTGACCCTTCAGAGTTTAATTGTCAGGTTACTGGTAACAACAACATGGAGAAAGACTTTCTAGAAAAGATGGACGAGTTGAGAGAAGCGTGTGGGTTTCCTTTCACAATCACCAGTGGGTATCGACACCCAACTGAGCATCCGATAGAGGCTAAGAAAGAAGTACCTGGATGTCACGCTCAGGGAATCGCGGCGGATATAAAAATAACAAACGCCGTGTTTCGCCTTAAGATAGTAACAAAGGCTATTGAGCTAGGATTTACAGGTATTGGTATTGCTGATGACTTTGTACACGTAGATACACGCGGAACAACACCCGTTATGTGGACATATTAGTGGATCTTGACATTGAACTACTGCCTTGGCAACAAGATGTCTGGGCAGACAGTACACGATTTAAAATAGTAGCGGCAGGACGACGAACAGGCAAGTCTAGACTAGCTGCTTGGATGTTGATTGTTAATGCATTGCAAGCAGATAGAGGACATGTATTTTATGTTGCGCCGACCCAAGGACAAGCACGAGACATCATGTGGCAGACCCTGCTTGAGCTTGGCAATCCTGTTATCTCTAATAGCCACATCAATAATTTACAAATCAAGTTGGTCAATGGAGCAACCATTAGCCTCAAAGGGGCTGATAGACCAGAGACAATGCGTGGGGTGTCGTTAAAGTTTCTTGTTCTAGACGAGTACGCAGACATGAAACCCGACGTATTTGAACAAATCCTAAGACCTGCACTAGCTGACCAAAAGGGCTGTGCGATGTTTATTGGAACACCTATGGGTCGTAACCATTTCTATGACTTGTATAAATATGCGGAGCTAGATGATGATCCGACTTACAAAGCTTGGCACTTTACTTCTTACGATAATCCTATTCTTGATCCAGATGAAATCAATATTGCTAAAAGGTCTATGTCTTCTTATGCGTT